CTAATACTACCTGCTGATATGTCTAATTTTTCTTTAGGACTAGTCGTTCCGATACCCACGTCACCTGTTGCGTAAATATCTACAGCTCTAAAGTTAGTACTACCTAAATACATTAAGTCATTTTGACCATCATAAAATAAAGTATCATTATTAGTAACGTCTTGAAATTTTATTCCTGTATATCTATCTGTAGATAAAACTCTTAATGCTGAATTAGCTACTCCTGAATTTATATCTAATGCTAACCCAGGACTAGTCGTTCCGATACCTACGTTGCCACCAGCATAATCGATACCTACTAAATTACTACTCCAGTGGCTAACAGGTAAGTCTCCACTAGTTAAGTAAGCACTAGAGTCTACTGAGCCATCAGCTTTTAAAAATTGTGTAGATAATCCGCTTGTTTTGACAAAAGAAGACGCTTCTAAATCAGAGCTAACATCTACTTTTATGGTAGATACGCTTATAGGCGTATTATTACCTAGACCATCTGTTATGGTTTTAAGTGTACTGGTTAACGCCGAATTATCATCTAATTTTAATACCGCGTCATACGTGTTTTTTATTTGTTGCCCTGTAAGTGTAGCCATGTTTTATATATTCCAGCCGCCAAAAATTACCTCTCTTTGTGCGTTTAGCTGGTCTTTAGTGTTTAATAAATACTCAGGAAAATTACTAGGATAGTTAGTTAAATGTGATACCATCCTGGAGGCGTAATGCTGGGCCGTGTCTCTGGTTTTTTCTATCATTAATTCTAGGTCCGCTCGGCTTAAAGTTTCAGCGCTCTCGCTAGTGTGTTTAAATACACCTTTGTTATTAATGCTAAATTGACTAAATGGTAAGAACTCTAATAATGAGAATTGGCTAAGTGACGGTTTAATGTGCTTAGTCATCAGCTCCAAATAAGCGCCAGTAAGCGTGTCGTTTAAAACATCAGCCTGTAGCTTTTCGTACAGGTTAGAACCTAGTAGCTCATGTATGTGTATATCCTGGGCTATTTCAACATATTGTACTACTCTATCAAAATCCAGGTTTCCAGATATTGGCGTGTGTCTTACAAGGTCCTCGCGACTTATAAATAATGCTTTCATATATTATTTTCTTTTTTTACTTTTATTTGATGGCCTCCAGCTAGGATGGTGTCCTTTATCCGCTCTATCTATTTGGGCCTCAGCTACTCGTCTATCGTTTTTAAATCTGCCCGACTTTGGGTTAAAGTGATATTTTCTGGCCTGAGCTATTGTACTCTTTTTTACTCCATTAAAGGCGCCACCTCCCCAGGCTGTACCGTCGTTCTTTTTACGTTTTATATATATGCGTCTTTCAAACTTATGATAACAATTTACACCGCCTTTATGTAACCAAATACTATAGGATTGTCCCTTATGGCCCAGGGTTCTATTTAGGCCCTGTGATTTCATTTTTATGATATCCTCTTTTCTGTAAAGCTTATTTGCGCCCTCCATAGCCATGCAAAACGGCCTACCTTTTTTAGCCAAACTTGACCCGTGTTTTTTAGAGCCCTGGACGTATGCATATCTTACCTTTACAAAGTTATTATCTTGTCTACTCTTTGCGTTCCTGTTAGCTGACCCAGTACTAGCTAGGGCCACGTTTAAGCTAGCGTTTAACATGCCTTCAAAATCTTCGTCTTCAGTTTCGCCGTCGTCTATCCTGGCATCTATACAAACCCAGTCTTTATCTTCGTCTTCGCCTACACCTAAAATATAAACCAGGGCCTCGGCTTTTTGTTCGTCAAAACTACACATTAATCTCTAGTCTTTAGGTACGCACTCATTGCTATCTCTATAGCGCTGCTCAGGTTCTGGTCTACTGCATTATCTTCTTTGTTCTCATCGCTTACCTTATCTACTTTTTTATAGTCGCTTACATCGTCTGTATTGTCTTCGTCTACTTCCTGGTCCTGGTCCGTAAACTCAATAGGCTGGGATGTGATAAAATAAAGCTCTGGCGCTTCGCCGTTAAGCTCTAAAATTTCCTGTATAGAGTCTAAAATCTCATCCTGAAAATTACGTATAACTGTAGAGTTAAATAGCTGTGAGGCTACCATAATCTCGTCTGAGTTAGAAGCTAAGCCGTTACCGCCGTCTTTAATTCCTAAAAGTATTGGGCTGGTTACTCTATGGCCTATAAGTATTTTATGCATTGCTTCATTTGCCAGGTACTCATAATGACTAGGCGCATCATTTAAAGAAATATCCTCTACTGTAGCCTGGCTGTCTTTATCGTCATTAAAGGCTACGATTACCTTTTGACCCCTAGAGCCAGTAAGTTTGTTTTTAACGTCTCTGGTAATCTCGTCTCTTTGTGATTTACTAGGTACGCCGTTATTAAAGTTAACTACCTTTGTACCACTAAAAGAATTTTTAGCATCATTAAGTAAGTAATCTGAGATTTCATTTTCAAGCTCACAATACGGTAAAGCTCCAGAGTATCCTACAGGGCTAAAATATGAGTAACCTGAAACGTAAGGCTTCAAAATAAACAATTCTATCAAATCCTTAGATTGTCCAAATGTAGGTATTTTCTTTAGTGTATCAGATTGTCTTTTGTTTAACCAGTCTGGGTGATAGTAGTAATGTTTAATCACGCCCTCAGCGTCCATCTTAGCTGGTCTAAGTGTGTGTATAGGGAAATGCTTTATACCTACTACTTTTCTATCATTACCAGTCTTATTGTAGATGACTTGCATTGCTGCCATACCTAACATTTTACGCTCTAAAATTATTTTTTTAAGGTCTCTGTGGTTAATAAGTTTCCTTAGCTCTTTTACCGCTGGGTTATTTGTTTCTAAATCCTCTATAGATAGGCCCTGACCGTAAATTAAATCTGAGATACTTTTTATAGCTGCGTTATTAGTTGCGCTCTGTAGGTATTGCTGGATTAAAAAAGAAAAATAGTTATTATCTTCGCCATACGCTACGTAGTCGTTAAACTTGTCTTCAATAGCCTGAGGCATTTCGTAAGCGCTTAAATTGGTTATGCTGTAATTCATTAGTCTAGTATTGTATAGTTATTAGGGTTTGCTCTTTGCGTATAATCTGTTGCGTTTGTCTCGTAGTTTTCTATGTCTTTATCTGTAGTAAAAAACTTACCTCTATAAATTACCTCGTTAAGATATGTACCTACAAGATTGTACATTGTTTCATTTTTAAGTACGTTTAAATTTGCGTTAAAAGTTAATCTTTGGTAATATCCAAAAGTGTCAATCACCACATCGCCGAACTCACTTGTAAAAATTACTACTTCAGTATCTGACCCATCAGCATAAATTTTCCAGGTCGAAATTAAGCTCTCAGCTTGTATTTTTTCGAGCTTGGTATTTATGTAAATTTGGTCCAGCCCTGGGCCTATAATATCGATGTAATTCATAGTCTTTATTTAAAAACACTTTAACACAATATCTGGCATAAAAAAGGATTTTAACATATTTATTTTACCCTCTGGGAGCATTGACTCTCACTGGATTTTTTACTTTCTCAAATTTTACACCCTGGTATAGCCCAGAAACACTAAAGTCTCTTAAAAGGTCTTAAAATGGCCTTAGATTAAAAATGTATATAAAACAAAAAAAGGGACGCCATATATAGACGCCCCTCCTTAATTTGAATTTTTGACGTGTAAATTACACCCCTAAAGTTACTGCAAAATCAGCTATCCCAGCTGCTCCTACGAACTGCTTTGCGAACCCTCTTTCCATTCCTGAAAACGTTAATTCATATCCAGATTTGTCTCCCAAACTTGCGCCAGTTGAAGCCGTCGCGTTCATCTCAGAACCGAATTCTTCACCCATTAACCAAAGTGTCCCATTGTTATCTTCGATGATAACATGAGGTCTACCATAGGCCAAAAGTTTGATTTCTTTGTGAGTTGTACTATCTTGTTTTTTAAGAGAAACAGTTAATGTTTGCTCTGCAAAAGTAGTACCATTATCACGACTAGATGTTAATGATTGCTCAAAAGTTGATGTACCTTTTAAGTCGTATTTAAACGCGCTAGGCGTTGTCTCTGAAATTGCTGTAATGGTTTCGTCTACGGCTGTAAGCGTTCCCATATCTGAGAAATTTACGAAATAGATGGCGTTCAAACCTCCCACTGCGTCCTTACATCCTTCTAAACGTCCAGCTGTTATTAAACATGGCATAATTTTATGTGTATTAGATTGATTATTAGTTAATTAAGAGCCCCTAATTAAAGGAGCCCTTTAGATAATTGGATTAGAATTATGCTACTTTACGTAGTACTAATTCAGAACCGATAGCGTAATTTACACCAGCACTATAGCGCATTACAACTCTCACATTTTGTGACCCGTCAATATCTGCTAAGTCAATGAGTTTCACTAAATTAGTGTCCGATTGAAGCCCGCACCCAAACATTATATTTTCCTTTTGTCCAGCTACCATAACCCCAGCGCTTAAGCCGTTTGCTACGAATAATTTAACCCCCTCAAAATCCATTTGAGTCTGGCCTACATGGTAAAGGTCTTTGTAACCTAAGGCAGCTTGTGCTCTTACGTAGCTACGTGCATCTGCTTGTGAGATATAGATATGCATATTTTCAGAGCCGTATACGGTTTCTGGAATAGCGTCTACTACAGCTCCTAGTTGGGCTATAATGTTAAGTGCAGTTGTTGCTGGTCCAGTTACATCTATAACGTCAGCGTCAGCCGTCATTAAGTTAACTAGGCCGTCAAACTCACCAGAGCCTGCCGTATCTGTACCGTTCCAGATATTGTTTTCTACCTGTGCAGCTACTTTACCAGCTACGTGTCCTATTAGGTAATTTGCAAATGACTTAGGTAATTCGTCAAAGCTAGAAAAGCCTTGTTCAATACTCAGCCAGTCACCCTCATAATCTTTTTTACAAAGCTCCAAATTTACCTGGAAATCTTTAGGCTGTAAGTAACGCTCAGTAAGTGTTACAGTTGAAGTTGCAGCGAAGTCACATGAAGCGTCAGCTACTATGTCTCCTACTGCGAGCTTTTGCATAACTTGCTTAAATTTTATGTTTGGCTTTACTGTTACTCCGCCTTTATCGATAGTAGGCGCCGATAATAAAGCTGCGGCTATAAATCCTTGTGCTTTTTCTCCAGCGTAGCTGGTAGTAATACTTGTTGTTGTTGGCATAATTTAATTTTTAAAAT